CTTACATTTTACAAATCATTCTCATCATCATCATCAGGCAAGGGTACGAGTCTAAGCTTCTCCATTGAGATGGGCCATTGCTTATACTCGATCATCTTGTGCAGATCACGGTAAAGGCTCATTTTCGCTAATTTTGCAGTGCTGGAAACTGCAGTACCTATCCATTTGTCACCTTCCTTGACCTCAACTGTAACCTCAATCCTGCTTGGCTGTTGTGATAACACCCTATTCTTGGCTACTAGTCTCATTCCTTTGGCTGCAAACTGGCTTGTGATATAAGAGATGCTGTCTGTTCCGGGTGGCATAGGTATTAATCTATCCCACTCATCTTCAGCTAGATCCCTAATGATCTCAGGCTTTTCCAGGATAACACCTTCACTCTGCACATCTACCTCCTTGTTAAGACTAGGTACAGTAGATGTAGGCTCACCAATAGAAGCAGAACCGTAACGTTCTGTCTCTAGGAAAGCCCTCCTGGCATCGTACGGCCACGCTTTCGTCACGCTCTTCATCCACTCCTTCTGATCTTTCGTCCAGAACCCATGTGCTGTTGGGTACCATGAACCTAGTTTCAAAATCTGTGCCGTGATCCAGTACTGCCCATAGGGCATCACTGTACCAAGATACTGATTGTGAACCTCGTCCACGCTATCCATCACCTCACGGAGCTTCTCCTCCTTCCTTTTCATTGACTCTAGGCCCCTAGGCTTGAACTTAACCAAGTTCCTAGGCATCCTAAAGACACGATTAGGGAGGATATCCATATCATCTTCAGCAGCTATGACTTCATGAGGATTTAAGGCTCTCCTGAATTTAGTTTCAACATCGCCTACCTCATCAATTTCGGCCCAATCACCAGTCTGTTCTTTTGCAACGTTTGGTTTCATCCCAGATAGATACTCCCGTTTCCCTCTGAATTCCTTCAGCTCAACCTCAAGATTTGGGAAGACATGCAGCCACTTGCCTCCTAGCATATTATCTCTGTCAAGAAATACATCTTTGCAGAAATCTATTGTAGGAAACCCGTCGCTGCTTGGCCACACAAACCCTTCATCTGTGAGCATAGGGAATTCAGGTTGTTCACCATTTGTAGACGATTGAATACGCTGGCATATGACTTCTGCTGGAGTCTCATCAATGATTTTAGCGCAAGCGCTCCATAATCTTTTATGATGAAATGTTGCAGAAACCATATATCCCCTTGCAGTGTCAAACATCCGCCTAACATCTGCAGTGCCTTTGTATTCCACCGGCTGCCTAATATTACCCATTAACTTAACTAAATCATCCTCATCCATGAAGGGAACTGGCTCTAGGTCATGTTTTCCTTGTATAACCACAAGTGATACACCAAGGAATTTCTGATCTGTCGCAACAGCGCCTTCTTCTAGTTCCATCCTCACCGGCACAGGCTGCCAAGTGCCTGGCTTTACTTCCAGACCCATCTTCTTGAAGAACTGGATAGAACCTTCTACGTCTGCTGGATCTTGTCTTGCTTGAATGAAAGTTTCATACGCAAGAATGCTTTTCACAGTGTCGAAGAGAGTGGTCCCAACTACTCCAGTCAGAAGGCCAGAATTATTAGAGAACACCCCAGTCCCTTCAACGAAAAACTCAGATCCCAAGGCAAGCTTCTTCCATGCAGCACCAACGAATTCAAAGAACTTACTTTCCCCATGCCTCCTGGTGTAACA